GAACTCGCGAGTTGTCGAAACGCATCGCCGACGCCGTGCACGTGATCGATCGTCGAACCGAGGAAGCTCGTCAAGTCGCCCTTGAGTGCGGTCCCCGCCTGATCTTCGAAGTTCTGCCAACTTACCTCGTTTTTTTGCGCGGAGATCGCGAGCTTGTCGACTTCCTTCGAATAGTCGTCCGCCGCTTTGATTTGATCGGGAGTTACGGCCGCGGCCCGCATGTTCGCGGCGAGCTGCTGGAGAACAGGGATCCGCGAAAGTTCGAGCTCCCTGATTTTCTCCTCGGCGACGATCGCCGTGTTTTTGAGCTTGATGTCCTCTTCCTCCGAAGAGAGATCCGCGATCGCGTCCTTCCCGCTGGTTTTCATGCTCGCGAACTGAGCTTGCTGAGTCGCCGCCGCTTTGAACTTCGCGACCATCGCGTCGACTTGTTCGGGGGAGATCCCGGCCTCTCGAAGCGTCTTCGCCATTGTGAGAGCTTCGGCTTCGATCTTCTCGGATGCCTCGTCGAATCGGGCGCCCTGTCCCTTCGCGATCTGCGATTGGAACTCGAGGACCTTGCGATCGAGCTCTTCCTGTTTTTGCCCTTGCTCGTTCGTGAGCTGAGTTTGCGTCTTCGAGGCGTTGATCCTCGCGATGTCGATCTGATTCTGGAGCGCCGCGGCCTTCGTCTGATTCTCGATCTCCTGAGCCTTGTCCTTCGTTGGAGCGGCGAGAACTCTCTCGCGTTCGGCGACGAGCGCGTCGATCTCTTTTTGTGCTTCCTCGGCCGCGAGCTGCTTTTTGCGGGTGTAATAGCCGGCCAGGGACTCAAGTCCCTTTTGATACGACGCCTCGTTCTCCTGATCCTCTTGCGAGTGTTCCGCCTTGTAGAGACTGAGCTCGTTCGCGAACCCGGCCTCGATCTGCGAGAGTCTCGCTTTGTTGATCTGATCCTGGAGCGCCTTCGCCTTGTCCGCCGCGGCCTTCGCTTCCTCGGCCTTTTCGTTCGCGAGCTCTTTCTCTTGATTGAGCTGTTCTTGATTGAGGACGCGTGTCTTCTCTTGCGCGAGCCCGACCTCGCGCGCCTTCGCGTCGATCGCCGGTTGCGGATCCGGGATCCCGAGCCCCGTATTTATTCCGACCGCCGAGAGAACCCCGCCGACGACTCGAGAAGCGAGTCCAGGTTGTTCGACCTCGATCTGTTTCGCTTTCAGGCGATCGAGTTCCTTGATTGCGTCGTCGATCTCTTTTTTTAGTTGAGTGAGTTTCGCCTCGCCGAGCGCGGAGCCCTTGAGCCCGATCAGGTCGTACGCGAGCTTGAGCTGTTTGATTTTCTCGGCCGACGCTTCGATCTCTCGGTTCGCCGCGATCTGCGCGGAGTATTCCGCTTGCATCGCCGCCGTGTAGATGAACGTGTTCGCGATCAGGGACGTGAGCTTCTCGGTCCCGTGCGCGATGACCTCGCCGAACCCGATCGCCGCGGCGACGGGGAACGCCATGTTTAGGAGCGGACCGAGTGTCTCCGATCTCGCGATGACTCCGCCGAGCGAGCGGCCGAGTCGGACGCCGGTCTCTTCGGAAAGCAGTCGCGCCGCTTCGCGCGCCTCGCGCATCGATCGGCCGGCGCCCGCCTCGGCGTTCCCCATCCTGTCGGCGGAGCCGGCGACCGCGTCTTGATTAGCTTTGAGCCCTTGGAGCTGAGTCCCGAGCTCGCGGATCGCCGCCGCGACACCGGTGTCCTCGGCCGTTAGTTTCACTTTAATTTCAGGCGCCGCGTCTGCCATTTCTCACCCACCTAAAACAATTTTCGGACCCCGTAGAATGTCCGGAAGAGCTGGAGCTTTCGTCTTCGCTCCGCCGGCCGCGAAGATTGCCCACACGAGAAGATCCCGCTCGTACACTTCCCGCGCCGCATCCTTCAGCCGTTCAACGTACGCGACGAAGAGATCGCGGAGAGCCCACTCCATGACCGCGTCGAAGTGCGCTGGATCGTATCCCGCAAGCTCGCGGATTATCTGGGCGAACTCGCCGAGCTCTCGGGCGCCGCGCTCCCTGTAGCGGGGACCTCTGCGTTCGGGCTCGAAGATCTCGGGAAACTCTTCGAGGATGTCCCCGCGAATCGAAAAAAATCGATCACCGCCCTCACGACGGCCGAGGTCATGAGTTCCTGATCGTCCGCATCCGTCGTCTGATCGAACCTCCCCGCGTTGCGATCGGCTTCGACCCGCGTCCAAGTCTTCCCGGTTTCGACGAGCAGTCCCGCCAGGATGAACGACTTACGTCCGGACAGAAAAATGCGCGTGACGAGATCTTCTCGAGCTCTGTCGAGCGCGGATCCTTCCGTTTGTTTGAGGTCGAGTCCGGCGAGGACTTCGAGGGCGCCGGCCGCGCGGAGATGGCCGATCACATAATCGTTTTGAGCGGCCGTAATGCTGTGATCGATTCCAATGAACTCACGTCCGTCGAGTTTCATCTTTTCCTCGTTTTGGTTCGAGTATCACGCGCATGAATCCGCACTCCTCGCAGTTGTCGACGATAACAATCGTTTGCCCTTTGACTAATTCGCCGAGTCGAAGAGCTTCCTCTTTGGCCTTGTCGATCTTGCCCGCTTCGATGAACCCGACGACGCGCTGGAGCCGATTCTGGACCTCGTGAGCGAGTTTGATCGAGATCTTCACAAGTGAACCTCCGGGGGACGAGGACGAGTAAATCGCACTCGCCCCCATCGGTCGAGGGCGAGCAAGTTCGCGCGCTCGCCCCCCTTTTGCAAAGATCAATAGAACGTCTGTAGATAGTACGGCGAGAGCGGATGGTTCGCGGTGTCGTCGAGGACCTCGCCGTCGAGCGTCCAGTTCCCGTAATCGTCCGCGATTAGACCGACCTGTCCGCTCGGGTAGAGGTTCACTTTCCACGCCTCGAGCCCGATCTTCTGCCCATCGGTCGGATCCGGGACGAAGCGGAGTCTCCCCTCGACCTGGGGTTCGGTCGCGCCGGCGACCTGATCCTGGGATCCGAGGAGCGTGTGATACGTCGCCGTGACCGAGTGCGCCGAGTCCGCGGTCGTCGTCGTCGGGAAGTAGATCAGTCCCTCGATCGGATCGACGACGATGTAGTCGGTCCCCGCGACGAGCGTGACCGCGTTGTTCGTGAGGACGGGCGGAGTCGTGACGTTGTCGACGTTCCGATTCAAAAGCGCGTAATACTTCCCCGCTTTCGAGACGCCGGCCGGCGCGAGCACTTCCGCGGTGACGACCGCGACCGCAGTCGCGAGCGTCGTCTTCCCGCCGGACATCATGGCGACGGCCATCATGTCGGAGCGGAAGTCGGTCCCGACGATCGAGACCGAGACGGTTCGCTTTTTGAGCCCGGTCGCGATCAGCGACGCGGACTTATTGAGCGATTGGAACAGGGTCGCGCGCTCGTCTTTGTGCGCGAGCTCGAGTTTGGTTGCGTTGCCAAACGGCATATAACCCGTTAGGTTTCCCGAAGTGTCGAAGCGATCGAACAAAATCGATCCTTTGCCGAGCATCGGGACGTGAGCGAGCGGATACTTGATTCCAGGCATTTGAGCCCTCCTAGGTTCTCGAAGTCGGATCGGATCGACTCGTCCGGTACTTCACAAGCCATTGCGTTGATGCGGCCGCGAGGATCTTGTCGCCTTCCTTTGTCATCCACGCGGTTTTCAATTCGACGACGCCCATCGCGAGCCCGTCCGGATACGTCGTCGACACGATCTTTTCGTTCGCGACCATCGTTTGAGTCCCCCAGACGATCAGCGGATCGAGCGCCGCGTCGGGGGAGACCGTGAGCGAGCCGGCCGCGCGGTACTCGAGATAGATCACGAGTTGCCGTTCGACGAGGGGAGCTTGAAAAACTTGCCCCCCGAGAGGTTTCGGTTCGTCGTCCTCGGAATAAACGAGAATCGCCGGGAGCTGATCGTCCTCGATCGGCCGCGCGCGCATGCGGTGAACAGTGAGCCCCGCTGGAGCTCCGGACGCCGCGAGGTTCGTGACGATCGCCGCGAGGATCTGTTCCCGAATGCTTGCCGTTGCCATTCATCCGCCTTTACTTGGAGAGCGGGGATCGACATGATCGATCCCCGACAGTTCCCGCGACGCCTCGCGACGCCGCGGTATCAACGTCCGGTTACTTTGAGTTCGACAGCGTCGCATTGATCGAGGGGAGGAGGAACCACTTTCCGCCCTTCGCTTCGAGGATCAGCATGTCCCCGATCGAGCCACCGAGAGTTGCCGTGTCATTCGATCCGCCGCCGATCCCGCCCGTGACCGTGATCACGTGAGGTTGAGCCGTGGTCGCCATGAGCCGGAGGATTTTCCCGTCGTCGGTCACGCTCGTCGGATCGGCGAGTGAAACCGCGAGAGCTCCGCTTGATCCCAGTCCGACGAGCCCTTGCTTCGCCGTGATCGCGCCACTCGCGACGACATCGCTCGCGACTGGTTCCTGGATGATCCCCTTCACATTGCCGGTGACGTTGCCCGTCACAGCTCCGGTGAGGTTCCCCGTGACGTTGCCGGTGACATTGCCTGTCACAGCTCCGGTGAGGTTCCCTGTGACGTTGCCGGTGACATTGCCTGTCACAGCTCCGGTGAGGTTCCCTGTGACGTTGCCGGTGACATTGCCTGTCACAGCTCCAGCGAGCGGTCCTTCGAATCCTTCGACCGAGATGATCTTGTGCACGACGGTTTGATCCGCCGCCGGTGTTGTTACGAGAAAAGTTCCTTGCGCTGTACCCTGAAGCGCGGCGATCGCGTCGTCGAGCTTCTGTAGGTTTTTCGCTTCCACGAGGTTTTCCCCGAAGTCGGGGAGTTCGAGCGAAACTACGGTTGTTTTTTTCGACATGACTATGCGCTCCCGAGAAGAATTTTTGTAAGTGCGGCGTCGCCCTCTTTGAGCTTTTGCCGGACCGAGTAAGTGACCCCATCGACGACGATCGACATCCCGTTCGTAATCGCTGGGAACTTCGAAGTTTGAACTGTGACCGTGTGCACTCCCCCGACGACTTCCCCGCGGCCGGCATTGGAGACGATGATCTGATCGTTTTCGTCGACGAGCCCGACCCCGAGGGTCCCATCGATCGTCACAGGGACCCCCGTGTCGGCGAATAGCGCCGAGACATCACCATCTCGAAAAGCGATCGTCATGCTCGTTTTTTGACCTTTGCCTTGTGGGGAGCGGCGATCTCGTCTGCCTCCTCACGTTTTGAGACCTCGTGCGGTCCCGGATCCAAGTGTCGAATCCCAGGATCGCCATGTGTCGGCGCCTCGATTCGGACGCCAAGTTGCTCGCTCTCTTCGAGTTCGCGATCGTCGTCGGCGTCTTCGTCGACGAACTCGGCTTGCCCCGCGGCGACGAGCTCGGTCGCCTTGTGGCGATCCATCTCCAGTTTCGAGCCCTTGTCCACGTGCTTACCCTCGACGATGACATGCTTCAAGAGTTTGATCCGTGCGCGTTTCGTTTTTGCTGCCACACTAGAACCTCCGAGATTGAGTTTTCAGGATCCCCGCGGCCGCGCGCGAAAGTGAGAAAAACGCGCGGCCGCCGGTGAACCTTTTCGTCCGACTTACTGAGTTCGACCCCTCAGTGACTTACTTACTTCTGACACTGTGCGACGACGAACGCCTGGGGATACTTCAAGGCGACGTCGGTGAGCATGAACGTGGTCAATTCGATCATGCCCTGTTTCTTGAGGCGATACGGATCGACGACGAGCTCGTATCCGCTCCCCCACATCCCGATCACCATCGTCGCGAAGACGCCGAGGATCAAAGCGTGATTGTTCGACGTGTCTCCGCGGACGGCCGTGCTCGGGACCTGATTCGAGGAGCGCGCCATGTATCCCGAGACCGTGTCGTTATCCGCCCACACCGGAAGAGCGATCGTGTTCGCGAGTCGCGCGGTGAGTTTCAAAAGCGACTTGATTCCCGGAGTCGTGAGCCATCCCGGATCGCCGAGCTGATCGGCGTTCACATCTTCGAGCTCCTCGATCATGTGAACGACATCCTCGTAATCCGGTTGGGCGCCGTTGCCGGCGTCGCCTTCGAGCACGAATGACTGGACGCCCGTCGTGTGGAGGATCCCGACTGGATTGTTTCCGCTGGTCGCTCCAGCGATCGCCGCGAGGTCGATCGCGAGAGCCATGTCGCGCGCGAGGTCCTGTCGGACGAGCGTGTCGACATCGATCACAGCCTGGGCGAGTAACTGGCGAGAGTAGCTCGTCGAGGACTGATAAGTCTTCGGCGAGCTCGGGACCTGTCCGAGCGTGAGCGCCGAATCGGTGACGTCGGCGCCTGGGTTTTCTCCGACCCAGGATCCGGTCGCCCGCCCGGTCTGTTTCGGATAAGCGACGTTGTCGCGAAGTCCGCTGATCGTTTGCGCGCCGAGTTCCTTCACGCGCAAACGGTTATACAGGAAGTCGATGAACGCGCCCGGTTCGGTGAATTTGAGCTCGGCGCCCGCCGTCGACGTTTTCGAATCGAGACCCGCGCGCGCCGCGATCGCGTTGACGTTCTTCACGCTCCAGGGGACGAACAGTCCGCCGTGACGCTTCCCTGTGTACACTCGCTCGATCGCCTGAGAGACTTCGAGCTCCAGGGAGTTCTCGCGCTTCCCGCCGCTTTCATCCGACTCCTCGTTCGCGACGATCGTCATGATCCCGCGCGCGAGGTTATATTCGCGTTGTTCTTTCTCGGAGAGTTGGATCTCGTCGCGATGTTCCGCGGCCGCTCCGGTCGTGTTTGGTTTCGCCGATCGGGATGCGACTTCTTCGAGGATCAGAGCGGAAACGGCATCGATCGACCGCCCCTCGGAGATCCACGTCGCGACGCGCTCCTGATCGATCCCGTGTCGCTTGCCGAGTTTGACGACCTCGGACGCGACCTTGCGGGAATCGACTACTGCTTGAGCATTGCTCGTTTCCGTTGCCATTCTTGCCTCCGTTGTTTGTTCGGCCGAGACCTCGGCCGAAGGATTAAGACTTCGCACTTTGACGGGGAACCCGCGCTCCCCCGCGTTTCGGTTATGCCCGACTGTTGGATCAGCCGGGACCGCGACCGAACTTGCTTCCATCGGGACCCAGGACGTCGCTCGATAAGTGTCCCCTTCGTCCTCCGACATTTTCTCGAGCACGTACTCATTGACCTGATAGCCGACGGAGATGTACTTCCGGATCTTGTCCTGGACGTCGCGCTTCACGTCTTGAGCTTTCTGGTTTCGCGAGAACTGGACCACGCCGCGGAGCTTTCGATCTTTTTTGTCGAGCGTGACGTCGTTCACGATCCCGATGATCTCGCGCGAGATGTGAGAGTCCAGAAACGAGAGCCCGTTTTTTGCCCTCGAGAGATCGACCGACTCCGGCGAGTGATCAAGGATCTCCGTCCCAAACCAGCCGCGGACGGGGTACTCGGAAGAGATCGCGATCGCGAATCGATCCTCGTCGGCGCCGTCGTCCTGATCGTCCTCTTCCTCGGGATCGTCGTCCGGCCCGGTTGCTCCGGCCGCTTTTTTCGCGCGCCTCGCGAGGTTCGCGGCGATCTTGTCTTCCTTCGTCCGCTTCACTTTTTTCGGGAGCTTTACGAACTCCGTGAGTTCGAACTCGCGCGTCTGAATCGGGAGTAACTCGCCGTCCACGAGCGGAGTTCTTACCCGATTGTTAAGCTCCTCGAGTGTCGTCGTCGTCGTCGCCATACATGCCGCTCCTCTTACTGCGAAATTTTCTTACTTACTTACTGCCGCTTGCGTCGCCGCCTGAGTCGCCCTCGTCGTCGTCGCCGGCCGTCCCCGAGGATCCTCCGCCCTCGTCGTCTTCGACGCTTTGATCGGCCGGAGCTCCGAGCGGTTTCGATGCACTCGGGAGCGTGAGATCGAGACCGAGCGTCTCGGCGAGCGCCTCTTCCTGGGCGATCTGCTCGAAGACTTCCTCGATGTCCTCGCCCGTCTCGGAGACGATCGAGTCGCGCGACTTGAGCCGTGCGCCGATCGAGAGGATCGCCGCTTGCGCGTCTTTGAGCGGGTCGACCCATTGCCAGCCGCGAGGTTCCCACTTGCCGGCCTTGAACTTCGCGTCGTCCCTCGAGTCGAGAACTAAGGCGCCCGAAAGCAGAGCGAACGCGAGGAAGTCTTCGAAGACGGGAGCGCAAAGGTTCTCGATCATCCAGGATTGATCGCGTTTCCACTGATCGCGCTCGATCAGGAGTCCAGATCGCATCGAGGAGTAATTCACGCCGACAAGGTCGGAGGCGAGCGCGTTGTAAGAGACGCCGAGCCCGGTCGCGATCTGTCGGAGGATCGTGATCACGAAGTTCGGAAACGCGTTCGCCGGGTGATCTGGGTTCCACTCTTTGAACGTGACTCCAGGGGGAAGCGTCTCGATCGTTCCGGGGTTCGCCTCGAAGACAAGCTTCTGATCGGGGTTCGGTTCCTCGTATGCGGACGCGTCCGTGTATTCGAGCCATCCCATCTTCGCCGCGCCGGTTCGAGCCGCGACGAGCTCGGCCTCGATGTAGCCTTCAAGCATGCGGAGCTGGAGCATGACCGGATGGAACCACGTGACGCCGCGAGTCTGCGAGATCCGCTCGATGTCGTACAGGTGAATGATGTCCTCGGCCGGGATCCGCTCGCGCAAGAGCGAGCCGCCGAGGTCGCTCGGATGCCCTGGATTGATCCAATAAGCGAGCGGCCGACCCCACTTGTCGACCTCGACGCCGAGTCGGATCTCGTTTCCGTCCTTCGAGGGCGGGACCGAGTACAAGTGATCGCACTGATCGGCGTCGATCAGTTGGAGCGCGAATCGGAACTTGTTCCCAGGGAACCCGCGGACTTTGCGGACGAAGACTTCACCATCCGCCGCGGTGTTTTTCAAGGTGACCTCTTGCACGCCTCGAAACGAGAGCCTTCCGTCGACTGTGCAATTTGTTTTCTTACACCATTCGTCCCACGCCGCGGAGATCTTGTCGTTGATCGGCTTACTGAGGACGTCTTTGATCTTCCCCGAGCCGTTGCACGGTTTGCACTTTTGATCAGCGGCGCCGGCCGCGGTCGCGGGGATCTTTCCCTTCCCATCGCACGAGGGACACTTGCCCTCGCTGTTTCGGACCTGGGGACGATATCCGATCCCTTTGTGTCCGACGACGTTCGCGATCAGCAAGTTCAAAAAGTTTTTCGCGATCGGGTTGTTTCGCGAGAGCTCGCGGCCGCGCGCGCGTAAGAGTCGGAGGTTCCCGCGGATCTCCTGATCGGCGGAGAGGATCGTCGCAATCCAGTCGAGCGTAAGGCGACTCCCCGATGCTCCGGAGTAGACCGTCGCGTTCGATCGCAGACTAAGCCCGACCGCCAATCCGAGATTGCGAACGATTGATCGAGTGACGCGGCCGATCCACGAGGTTTGCTTTGTCATCGATCGAGACCTGTGACGTCGACCCACGTCGGCGGGTAAGTTGGTTCTTCCGGTTCATTCGTGAAAGCGACGACGACCGGGGATCCCAGGCGTCCGGGGTTCTGGAGTTGGAAGAGCTTCGAGCGGTAGTGACCGCGAAACCAGAGAAGATCCTTCGCCGGGATCTTGACGACCGCACGGCCGGCGATTTGATAGCTCATGAGATCGGCCGACAATCGCCCTTCGAGAGCCGCTTCGATTACGGTGAGCATTCGCTCAATGTGCGAGACGAACGAGCCGGCCGCGGCCGTCGCGACGTTCGCCTCGATGTTCAGTTGGAGCATGTCGTCGGACGGATGAACGACTTCGCCCGTCGTCGCGTTCGTCAAGACTTCCGCGCATTGATAGCGGCCGGCCGGGACGTTCGTCTTCGTCGCTGGGATGACGATGTCGAACGATTGTCCGTCCGCGTTCGTTGTCGCCTCTTGATTGAAAACGGCCGAGGCGCCGTTCGCGTAAAACGTGTACGCCCATCCGTCCGAGGCGAGATAATCGTCGAACGATCGATGGAATTTCACCGTCGTCCCGGCCGCGAAGCGACTCGGAACGTCATCGGGGATAATCGGAGCCATTAAATCGGAAGGTAACCCGCAGAGCAGAAAGGTTTTAGGTGACAGGTTCTCACGTAGTTACTAGCGTAACAAAGAAAAAGCCCCCGAGACCTGAGCCTCGGGAGCGTCCGAAATCACGAACGAGATGAGCCATTATAACGTAATAGTGCGGGAACCGCGATTTTTTCTAGGCCGTCCGCCGAGCTTGCCGTTCTCGGCCGAGGACCGTTTCTTCGCCGGCGACGTCATGCGGCCCCCCTTGCGACCGATCGCCGCGAGGTAGAGTGAGACCGTTCTCGAAAGTTTCTTATTCATCGATTCGCTCCCTCAGTGCCGATCCGCGTACTTCGTGCAAAAGCTGTTCCCGTCTGCGTAAGTCATCTCTTCGAGGCATACCCTGTGCTGTTCGGGCGCCGCCGCGGGGAGTGCTTTAGCTTCAGGGGTTGGCGCCGCGGATGGAATTTGAACGGGACAGCTCTGTCGAGCCGAGGCGAGCACGTCGGGACTGAACTTGTCGATCACGACGACGTGTGTTCCGGATCCCTCGATGTTCTTGAGTTCTTTTCCCCCGTAGCTCATCTTCGCATTCGGGAGCCGAATCGAATCGACGTAATCGTACTTCGCCCCAGGAGCGATCGGGACCCCGATCAGTGCCGTCCACATCAGGCGCCGGCCGACTGTTCCCTTGTGCTTCACGATCAGGCACGAGTCCGCGCTGGCCGCGTTTGTTTGCCCATGCGCGATTCCGCCGAATAGAACGAACGCGAGCACGATGAGCAGAGGCACGAGGATGAGCCACAGCAAGAGTTTATTGACGATGAAACGGGCGTTCGCGTTCGGTTGCGGCACTTCTTGTTGATCGATTTGCGTCATGTGATGTTCTCCCTTTTGTGATAAACCTAAGCGCCTTTGACTGCGAGCACAAGTTACGGCCGGACATTACGCGCGGATCGAGCTGCGATCGAGGACCTCGGCAATCGTCATCGGTCCTCGGCGGCTTAACATTTCCGCATCGCGCTGTCGTTGTTTTTCCAGGCGGATCTGGCGTTCGAGCATGATCTCGTCGTCGTCCTCGATAGGAGTCGACGGGACGGTTCTTTCGATCAGCTCGAAGAGGGATCCGAT